TGAGGCAAACCTATTGGATAATGATTCCGATGGTTTTATCTACGCATCAGGCTACGCTCGTGAAGCAGCATCCAAGAAGGGTATGGACGAGGCACAGATCACTGGCTCCGCTAGTTCCTATGCACGTAAGTACGCACTCAATGGTCTCTTTGCTATTGACGATACGAAGGATCCGGATGCTACTAACGACCACGGCAAGAGTGCCAAGACAACATCCAACCAAGGATTCTAATGTTCGGATCAAAAAATATACTAGCACTTCAATCCCAGATTGATTCACTTCAGTCCGAGTTAAAGGATCTCAAGGACTCAGTCTACAAGTTCGCACATGACATCGGCAAAGCCCATAGGGAGGAGAGGGAGGAACTCGAAGAGTCCATCTCAGCCCTCAAGTATAGCTACGAGGGTGTGGATAAATGGGATGAAATGACACGGGCTAAGTTCCGTGCCATTGAGAAGCACTTCGGAATCAGCATTAATCGTGTCTTCATGGATGGCGCATACGAAGTCAGAGAGAACAGTGACCAAACAATTCTTACAACCGATAACCAATAATACATAAATATATGTCTAAATACAAAGCAAATACAGGACTCCTTGGAATCAATGATCGCAAGGAAAAGGAAACTCATCCGGACTACAACGGCAAGGTGTACGTTGACAAGCCCGGATTGTACTACTTGAAGGGGTGGAAGAAGACGACCCGTGACGGCAACCCACTGCTGTCGCTGGCTCTTGACTACGCTGACGAGAGCAAGCAGGTGGAGGCACGGAGTCAGTACGAGTCCGAGTCCTTCGCACCTAACGAAGCATCTGCGCCTACCATTGATAGCACCCCATTCTAAATCCAATGGAGTACTACAATAAATCTTGGTGGGAAGAGTTCCGGCAAAAAGAAATCGAGGACATCCTCTCTCTTACTGGCCAGAAAAACTCTGACTACACCGGTGGCGAGACCTGCGATAACCCCTTCGCTAACTTCGATGCTACCTCGGATTTTGGTATTGATCCTATCATTGGTGTCTGCATTCGTATGCAGGATAAATTCCAGAGAGCTAAGGCTTTCTGTGCCGATGGCTCCCTCTCGGTTAACTCCGAGGGGGATAGAGCCAAGGACATTTTCCGGGATCTCATTGGTTACTCATTGATAGCCATAGGGATGCTGGAACGACGAGGGTAGTTGAATCAACATAGTATAGAATGCTTGGCTCCTTGCACTTCTGCAGGGAGTCAGGCATCTTTATCTATAAATATAAACACATACATGAACCAGCAAATAACCACCGCACTTGAAGTAACACTCAGCCTTTATGATTCCATCGACGGATACAAGTTCTCCGATGACACGAAGGTTAAGTATGAGGCTCTTGGTCAATGCTTGCGTTCTTTAATGGAGACGCTTGATAATGATAGACACAAGAATACCACCACACAATAGCTCGGACAGGGTACTACCACATAACCTAGAAGCCGAGGACGGAGTCATAGCATCCTGCTTGGATGCAGATGGCTCCTCGATATACGATACAGTCTCGACCATAATAACAGCAGATGATTTCTACTCCGCTAGGAATCGTTTCGCATTCGAGGCTATGCAGAGGCTTGCTGATTTCGGTAAGCCCCTTGATGAGATACACCTTTGCGAGGCTCTGAAGGCATCAAATACGCTAGATGAGATCGGAGGCATATCAGGACTCATAGAACTGTTGAACGCCTCCACAACGGAGCCACAGGCTATCCAGTACGCAAATCTAGTACAGGAGAAGTCGAACCTACGTAAGCTCATTCGTGAGTGCCGGATCGCACAAGAGAAAGCAACCTCCGAGGGTCACGAGTTCCAAGACATTCGCTCCTCACTGGAGGGTAGTATCCTTGAGATTGATTCACGTGACTCACTTGGGTTCAGTGTAAAGGATTCAGTGGATTCCATTGTCTCCGATATTGAACTGATGCAGTCAGGTGAATACAAGCCGGACGTAGTCAAGACGAACCTCAACAGGCTGGACGATTACCTCGGTAACGGGGGCATCGCCGCTGGCGAGGTACTGACACTGGCCGCTCCTACCTCCTGCGGGAAGTCAGCACTAGCCCTGTACATCTCAGCTAGGACAATGATCGACCAAGGCACACCTACTGCTTACTTCTCCTTCGAGATGCCACAGAAGCAACTGATGAAGCGCATGGTTCAGTCCGTGTCCGGAGTCAACATCCGTAGCATTGAGCAGGGGTACGCAAAGCCGAAGGACATCGAGGCTTTCAACCAAGCCACCGAGAAGATCAAGGAGTTACCCCTGTATACTTCGCACTCAGTCAAGGGAGTCTCTGACCTAGCAAGTCAGGCTCGCTACCTCGTACGGAAGAAGGGCGTGAAGTTAATCGTGATTGATTACCTGCAACTCATTGGCTTCGATGCTAGACTTAGCAAGGCCGAGGGTATCGCTGGCATCAGCCACAAGATCAAGCAGATCGCACTGGATCTCAATGTCTCGGTCATCCTGCTGGCGCAGGTGAATCGGGAGGGAGCCAAGAGGGAGACAGGTCTCAGCCTGTATGACCTCAAGGATTCCGGTGACATCGAGAACGATGCCGACGTTGTGCTACTGATGTGGCCACACAAGGGTGACGTTGAGTCCTCCAAGGACAAGGATCACAAGGGTTCATACACTGGACTCTTTTACAAACTAGCTAAGAATCGTGAAGGTGAAAGGGACGTTGGTTCCTACCTTAAATTTTATAACTGCACAGGGAGATTTGAATAATGGAAATTAACGACGACATATTTTTTAATGACAGAAGTAGCCAGACCGGATTCCTTAGTTGGGCTTACGAGCGCATCAACAAGGAGGTACAGGAGATCAAAAGGCTGGAGGATGAGTTCGGTACTGCTGAGTGGTACATCGAGGAGAAGCGTAGGGGCAGACCCTCGGTCAATGACGACGAGAAGCGTGAGCTAGTACAGCAGGTGGACAAGTACCGTGACGAGGGCTACAGCTACAGACTGGCCTGTGAGTTATGTGATCTCCCGCCGGGTACGTACTCCAAGTGGAGGACTGTACTTGAGATGGGTCCTTACAAGAAGGGGGCGTAGGGTTATCGACCATTCCTTCGGGAGTGGGACGCTGGTTCAACTCCAGCCGCCTCCACCATTTGACAAAAGAAAAAACTATACCTACGTTATTCTGGATACACGTAGTGTATATTATCAATCATATTATTGTTATAGTTAGTTCCGAGGTTGGGTTGTGTGTTCTCCCATTGTTGAGCCTCGATTGGTGGTGGCCCCATCTCCCTGCGTAGCGGGGGGGTGGGGTTTTTTTATAGTGCGCCCGGAGGTATGAAGGTAGGAAGCTCGCCCTCGCCAAGTCGTCTCTTGAACTCACGCATCTCCCGCTCCCTACTGAACCCGAACAATCTATTCAGGACATCGGACATAGGAGCCAGTGTCACTAGCTTGCTGTCCGTGATGGCACGTTGTCCGGAGAGTACCCGTTGTGCGGCGGCAGTAGTATCAACGAACTGCTGTATTCCTACTGGAGTTACGAAGTCAAATGCCGCCTGACCGATACCTTCCTTACGTGCCACGTATGCTTGGTAACGGCTGATACCGAAGAGACGAGCAACCCCATTGAACATATAGTCACTGAAGTATCCGGAACGTCCAGCGAGGAAGTCCTTGAGAGCATCCACTGGTAGACCGATCATCAGCATAAAGAACATTAACTTAGCTAGATCCGTTGCTCCACGTAGACGCTGGGCTGATGTCTTGTCCCGCCCGAACATCTCGTTCAGCATACGTGTCCTCACGAAATCAAGCTGTTTAATCATGAAGGACTTCATCGTGTACAGCATACGAAGGTTCGGGTTAGCACTGACGGACAGAGGCATTTCAAGTCGATTGATTGGCTGTGTCTCCAATAGCTTACGAAGTAGTACCTCACGCACCAATGGATTGTTCCTGTCTCCCTTTGCGAAGGCAGCGATTGCTGCATCTGCATCATCCCCAAGGATGAAGTCCAGTTCTGTCTTCAGCTTCTTGGACTTAGCGGAGTCCCGGTTCTTAAGGTAGCCATTTGCTAGACTGCGGATACGTTTGTAGTTCGCATTCAATGCAGTCTCCTTCATTAACTGATCAATTCGAGAGAAGCCAGTAGCCCTTAGACCAATACGAAGCGCATCAGCCATTAACTTTCTTTCGTTACGGAACTCGGCCCCGATGTCATCCTTGCTGATTCCTACATCCTCAAGACGGAATGTCTTGCCTCCTACCATTGCTCCAAGTGTACGGAAGAATCCGTTCTCGAACATCTGGAATGGAAGGTCGAAGAGATTGGAGATAGTTGTGGTTGGTTCAACCAGTAAAGTAAAGTAGCTGAATGTACGCATAGCACCCAGAGCAGGGATCTCTTTCATTGCGGGGTTCAATATAACCTTTGCGAGATCCGGCAGTGTGCCGTATGCCTGTTCGGAATCTATCTGTCCATTGGCTAGGAGTTCCTGTATTAGTAGTCCTAACTCTCCCGGACGCTCTTGGTTCGGAGTAATAAGCTGTGCATCATCAGTCTCGAACCTTCTGCCAAGGAGACGCATGGTCTCCGTAGCTGTGGTCATGTTCTGTATGTAGGCTTCAATAGCCTGACCGGGATCAGCGTAAGCATCAATAATCTCTAGGTCGATCAGTTCGTATGTACGTTTCTTTGTATGCTTGGTAATGATACCACGCTTACTGTACAATCCGGAACGAATATACTTATCGAACTCAAGTGCCTCCTCAACAGAACCCTGCTCGATGAGTGGCTTCCGTTTGCTTGCGTCAGTCTCCTTAGCTCGGTCCTCGTTGATCCGGTCAATGTGCGAACGGAAGTCAACGGCTACAGTCTTACCCAGTATACGCTCAACGCTTGGTAGATCAATGATCCGACGAGGGAAGTAGTCCTCAAGGTAGTCAACATCCATGCCCTGCTCGTTGGCCTGCATACGGATGTCATCAAAGATAGGACGTACTACCAAGTTGTACTCATTGAACATCCCGTACTTCTGTAGGAGTAGGTCACGCTCACGTGTCAATGCAACAGCATCCTCACTGCCCTTTACTGATGGGCTGTAGTACAGTAACTGCTTGAGTCTCTTCTTGTCCTTCTCATCCCGGATACCATTGAACTTCTTGATAAATGGGCTGACTGCCCTCAGTCGATCCTTTGTTGTCTCCTCAATCTTCTGGAAGTACCGCTGGAATAATTGATTCAATCGTGGGCTTATGCTGTTCAGCACCGAGCTTGCTGTATTGATGTACTTATCAAAGAAACCAATCTTCTTCTTTTTGCTGGGCGGGTTAGCTGCATTAACGATGATGTCAGTATCAACAGCACCCTTCCCTTCAGCACGATCAGCAATCCTACGTGCCTCACTTGAAATCTTTTGGTTAGTAATACGTGCCTCCGGATCAGAACGAAGAACAAGATCAACCGAGTCACGGATAACAGCGGCGGCTTCTGGGTTAGTCTCGATGTCCTTGCCAAGTGTTCTCGCAAGGAACCGCTGAACGGACTTGAACAGGGACTT